AAAGCTAATAAAATAACTTTTAAACATTAGGATGTTCCTATAGACCCTTATTTATTTGGATTTTGGTTGGGAGATGGTCATAGCGCTGATACTAAATTTACATCCAAAGATTCTGAAATATTAAATTTTTTGTAGAAATTTGCAGAAAATAATAATTTAAATGTATCATTTAGAGATTGTGATAATAGTATTGGATGTAAACATATTAGGTTTTCTGGAAAAGAAGGCTCTAATAATTGGCTTAGAATAAAGCTAAAAGAATTAGGAGTATGGGATAATAAATATATTCCAGATTGCTATATTTATAATAGCAGAGAAATTTTATTACAATTATTAGCTGGATTAATAGATTCAGACGGCACTTATAATCCAGGTAAACATGAAGTATAGATTACTCAATATGAAGAGCATAAACAAATAATTGAAAAAGCTACTTTTATTTGCAGAATGTTAGGTATGCGAGTATCTACAGATGTTAGAATATCTAAATAGCGTATTATAAATGGAAAAACTATCAAAGGAGGAGTTAAACAGTATCGTTTAAAAATTTTATATGGACATAGTGAAATTCCTACAAAAATTGCAAGAAAGCAAACTGAAGAACGTTCTGAAAAATATAAATCCTCTAGAGATCGTTTAGCATGTACTTTTAAAATAGAAAAATATAGTATAGGTGAATATTATGGATTTTCCTTAGATGGAAATCAATTATTCCTATTAGAAGATTTTACAGTATGTCACAACAGTTGGCCAAATTCAACTAAAGCTTTTATCCAAGGAGATGCTTTAGTGTCTATCCAAGGTTAGAAGTTCGGGATTAAGATTATAGGAGGCACCGGTAGATAAATATCTTGAATTCTGCCGCTTAGAAGAGGGATCTTCTTTGAGAAAATCGAGCAAAATCGGAGAAAGCTGGGATGCTAATTCCGAGGTAAATTCCGAAATTACGAAAGGTTCGGAATCACTGTAGAGCGTAGAGAATGAATAAATATAATTTCTCCAAGAGTGTTCGACACCCAGAACGGGTGAAAAAGTACGCCGAACTTACATGAAATGAAATGTAAGAAGTATAGATAAAAAGCTATACGATAACAAATTTGGGAGACTCCGGCCCGGCTTTAGAAGGACTTAGAACTATCTATGAAAAACCTTTAGGATATGATGTATTGCCCTTTAAACATAACTATACAACTACTGGAGAATATGCTTTAACTGGATATTTTATTCCTGCTTTCACTATTGTAAATGTGGAAGGTTATATGGATAGCAGAGGTTATACTAATCCAGAAAAAGGACGGGAATATTATGATAATGAAAGAGCAAAACTAGCTAATGATCCAAAAGCATTGGTTATTTATGCTGCTGAGTATTGCTATACTGCTGAAGAGGGATTCTCTTAGGAAGGTGATAATAAATTTAATAAAGTAAATATAGCAGAACAAATAACACAAGTTAGTATTCTTAAAAGAGGCCCCAAGATTGAAACTGGAAATCTTGAATACATCTTTAAGGAAGGTTAGCATATACAAGAAAATATAACTGGATTCTAGTGGAAACCCAATCCCGCTGGAAAAATAAAAATATTAGAACATCCTTTATGGACTCTGGAAGCTGAAACAGATCCAGAAACAGGAGAAGTAATAAGATAGAAAGTATCAGAAATGAGAGGTTTATATGTAATAGGTATTGACGGTATTGATATTGGCGCGAGTCAAACTTCTGAATATACTAAAGATCCATCTGATTTCTGTTTAGTTGTTAAGAAAAGAGTATATGGTTTGTAGGATCCTCAATACGTGGCTATATATAAGGATAGACCAAACGATATACGAGATGCTTATAAGACAGCTATTAAATTAGCTTAGTATTATAATGCAGTAATTAACATTGAAGCAACTAGAATGAGCCTAGTCAATTGGGCTAGAGATCATAAATATTTATCTTATTTTATTAAACGTCCTAGAGCTACTTTAACTGATATAGCTCGAGGAAAATCTAATCAATATGGTACTCCTGCAACATAGGCAATTATTGCACATCAAACTGACTTAATTGCAGACTTTGTTAATGATTATTGCCATACTATATGGTTCCCAGAAATACTTGATGAACTTAATCGTTATAATGATTAGAATAAACGTAAGTTCGATATTGTAGCAGCTTTAGGTATGGCAGAACTTGCCGACGAAGAATTAACTGGTACTACTCCAAAGCAAGTAGAAAAGGAACAAGAAGAATGGTATGATATTGGATATTATATTGATGAAAATGGCTATAAAAGAAGGGGAAGAATCCCTAGAAATAGATAGCAGATACTAGTAACTAATAAATTTAATGAATATGATGACTACGCTGTCCATAGAACAAGCGATCCTAGAAGCCGTTAGGGATATTTATCATAAGGAGTATGTGGGTAAATTAAAAGTGAATAAATTACCTAAAGGATACTAGTTACTGATGTGGTTTAATAAACCTGAACATCCGATAGCTATATCTGCGGAAATGGATGCTCAGCATTTTATTAAATTTATCAAAAAGGAACTAAGAGAGCGACATTTTGAATTTGTATCTTATTTTACAGGATACAAATATGACCCAGAAGATTTATGTAACCAAAATATAAGTAATTCATGTAGTTGTAATGACAAATGACGAATTAATTGATAAAACGGACAAAGCAATAACTGAACTTGTTTATCCTAAATGGGATTTGTAGAAGGCTTACAATTACTATAATGGGGTACGAGATGAAGAATAGTTTAGATATTTAGAAGATAATTATGGGATAGGAAATCCTACATCATTAGAATTTACTCCATTAATTAAAAAGCACATAGATGCTTTAATTGGAGAGTATCTTGGAACCCCAATCATTCCAAAGGTTTACTGTAAAGATTCTGAGACATTAAATAATATTGAAAGAGACAAGCAATTAAAGATTTTACAGGAGCTTCATACTTATCTATATAACCGTTTAAAAAATGATATTCTCAATTTTAAAAACGGTAAAGATACTACAGACACTCTAATTGAACAAAACTTAAATAGAATAGTGGAAGATATAAACACTAATTTTATTTCCGAGTATGAAATTGCTTCTTAGAATGTAATAGAATATATAATGCAATCTCGTGATACTGATATGCTTACAGTTCTTAGAGATTTATTGCTTGATCTTTTAATTACAGGTTATACTTTTTATAGAGTAATACCTACTGTAGAAAATAACAATGTTAGAATTGAGGCACTTAGTCCCTTAAATGTTTTCCCAGATAGAAATTTTGAATCTCCTTATATTAAGAATTCATACAGAGTTGTGGTGAGAAAGTGGATGAATAAAACATAGATTTTAAATCTCTATGGTAGGGAGTTATCAAAAGAAGATATAGAACTTATTAAAGATAAGTGGGAAACCGTTTATGATGAAGCTACTTACTATGTTAGAAATGTAGCAAATCATGGAATCCCCTCTACTGATGGTATCAAAGCTGGAAAAGAATTAATTGTGCCAGGTTATCCATCAAATACTTCTGGAAAGTATCATGATCTTATTCCTGTATATGAAGTAGAATGGATTGAAACTGATGAAGACTTTGTGATGCAGCGTTATGAAACCATTAGAATTGGGGAAAGTGTCTATATTTTAAAAGGTAAAAACGAGAAAGTAACAAGAAGTCGGTCTAATCCTTCTTATTGTGGTTTATCGGTTAATGGAGTATATTTTTTAAATAGAGGATCGGAACCATATTCTTTAGTTTTAGCTTGCACTCATTTATAGGATAAATACGATATATTACATTTCTATAGAGATAATTTAATTGCTAATAGTGGCTCTATTGGTGATTTTATTGATGTCTCTATGCTTCCTAATTTCTTAGGACATGATACAGCCGAAAAGCTGGAAAAATATATAGCATATAAAAAGACTGGTATCGCGCCGATTGATACTTCTTAGGAAGGTAGATTAGGTTCTGGGCAAGCTCCTATTAATACTATATTTAATGGTTATGATGATACTGTAAAAGTATAGGCTATTCAAGCTATACAATTAGCAATAGACCAAGTGGAACAAGTGGCTTCTTCTATTACTGGAGTATTTAGAGAACGATTAAATGGAATTGAACAAAAAGATGCTGTAACTAATGTTAAAATAGGATAGAATAATTCATTTATAATTACTAAACAATATTATCATTAGATGGATTTAATTGTAAATGAAATGCTTCTAGATTGTTTAAATCTTGCCAAAGTTGTTTGGAAGAAGGGTTTAACTGGAACTTTAATATTAGGAGAAAAGTATCAAAAAGTATTTACAGCATTACCCGAATACTTTACAGTAACGGATCATGATATACGAATTACTACGAGTAGCGATGTAATAAAGGATTTGGAATATATTAAATCTATTCTTCCAGACTTTATTAAAAATGGATCTATGGCTCCAGATGTTATATTTGAAGCTTTAACTTGTAAAAGTATTACTGATATTAAATTGCTTGTTAAGAAAGCAATGCAAAAACAAAAAGATGAAAATAATCAATTATAGCAATAGTAGAAATAGATTGAGGAACTTACTCAATAGATGAAACAAGCTCAATCACAACTTTCAAAAGCCCAAAATAAAATTGAACAACTCAACCAAGAAAAATTACAATTAGAATCTCAGAAATTACAAATGGAGAATAAGGTTGAGTGGTATAAAGCACAAACCGATAGACAATATAAAGAGGCTATGATTGATGAAGCTAAACGTAGAACACAGGTTGAAATCTTGCAATTGCATGATGGAAATCCATATAATGATAAATTAAGACAAGTTGATTTATGAGTTTAACATTTAGTATATATTAGAATAACACATGTTCAATTACTCTAACAGGAGCTCCTAAGGAATTTTATTTAGAAGATAGTTCTACTATATAGCCTTACAATCAATTTAAATATAAAGATACTGCTGCTGTTACTATAATAGAACTAAATAAATTACAAGAATCAAAGATAGTAGATAGTTATATAATAGACCATAATAAAGAATCGGACGATTTAAAATATACCTTTACGCATGATGGTTATCATATTGTTTATTATATAGTATTACCAACTAAAGAATGTATTGATAAAATAATAGCATCAGATGATTCTATTCTAGAATACTATGATACAATATATGCTATAGATGGGAATTCTATTTTAAAAATGAATAATGATGAAAATTGGGTAACAGTTGAAATTGATGAATTATTGCGTAATCCTTCTAATACAAATATAAATATAATTTCCAAAGAAGTATTTTCAATTTGCTTTTTATGGGAATGTTATATAAATTATTGTAAAGAAATCTTATCAAGTAAACTTTCAAAATGTTCTACTTTATCAGACGATGCTAAATTTAATAGGGATGTAGTATGGATGGCTATTAATGTAATTAAATACTATTTAGATAAAGAAGATTACGAAAGTGCTGAATAGGTACTAGAAGAAATAACTGGATGTAATGGATTCTGCAGTAATACCGAATCTACTAATAAAAAAGGAGGATGTGGATGTGGAAGATAAAATTATCCAAGAATACAAGGAATTTATAAAACGCTTATATAAAGGATATAAAGAAGATTACGATGACATTTTAGATGATATATGTTGTTTAGATGTTCTATATGGTAGTCGTCTTATCTATTATAAATAGCCTGATTCAGAATTCCCAACATTAGTTATTTCTGCTGATGGTACATTATAGGAAAACAAAGAAGGTAACATTTTAATTACTGTAAATACTTCAGCAACAGCTTCCTATATTAGAATATACGGAAAACAGAATTCTCTAGAATAGATATTATTAGATTAGGTACAAAATATTGATTATTACAATAATAATGTGTATATTACACCTACAGAACATGGGACATACACTATATTAGTAGAAGCTTCTATTAATGGATCTATTATTAGTAAAACTGTAAATTTAATTATAAAAGACAATACGGAAGTTCCAATAATTAATGTTGACGTAGATAATGGAATACTTATAGCTGATGAATATAATACAATTGCTGTAAGTGTGGATTCCAATTAGGTTATGCAATATATTACAATTACTGGAGAGAACAATACCACTTTGTATAAAGGTAGTGTTTATGGTACTACTTTTACTGGAAATATATTTATAAAACCAGATGCTGATGCTTCTGAATATTCTGTTAAAGTATAGGTATCGATAGGTAATAGTGTATATACTAGAAATTTATTATTAACAGTTAAATAGAAACCTTCTTTAAATATCTTAGTAGATCCTTCTAGTTTATATGTAGACGAAAGCAACAGTACTTAGATAATTGTCAAGTTTACTGGTTAGGCTAATCCATTAACTATTGTTGCAGATTATGGGGATACCCAAAGTATTCTATATTCTACTATTGCTAATAATGGATATTCTGGTACTTTTAATTTAACTCCTCAAGAAGTTGGAGATGTTATTATTATAGCTACTGCAAATATAGATAATATAGAAGTTAGTAAATCTATAAGTATACCAGCAATTATTAGAGAAAACGTAGACTTTACTTATACTGTAAATCCGGATACAGCACAACCTATTGTTATAGGAGAAACTAATATTAGATCAATTTCTGTAGATAGTGACTTCAATATTAAATATTTAACCATATCTATTATTGGTAAAGATAATGTCGAAATTACATCTGAAAGTTATACTGTAGATAGTAATTCTTGTATAGAACATATTCAATTTATTCCTACTAATACTGTTTCTGGATTTTATAGTCTCAAAATATCTGCTACATTAGGAAATAGTTTACAAACTGTTACTAAAACTCAATAGTTAAGCAGTATTGCTTCTGGAGATATTCTATTTACTGCGGACACTGATAATTTAATTTTAAATTAGGATAATACAGTTACTTTAACTATAGATGGTGTTTCAAATATTACAGCATTAGATATTACCGGAATTCTTAATAACAACTCTTCTGTTTTAGTTAAACAGAATAATGCTTCTGGAATAAAAACTACTAATACTGTAACTGTTAATCCTAATATAACAGGGGATTATACTTTTATAGCAACTATTACAACTAATGGAGTAATATATACTAGAAAAATAGTTATACCTGTGACTGCAGTAGTTCAAAATTATATAATGATTATCGGAAACGGATAGGATTTAGAAGAAGCCCTAACTAATGGGGTTACTTATAAGAATGATGATATTGATGGCAATAAGAATGTTACTTATAATTACGGAGATAGGGTTTATTTTATAGTAAGTGAAAATATTGATTTGTCTAGTGAAACCAGTGTTACTGCAAATGGATTTGTAGTGCCTAAAGAAATAGCAGACGATGAAACAAAAGATGGGTACATAGTATGGAGAACTGATCAATTTAGAGCTGGTTCAGATGTATTCGTTATTAAAGCAATAAAGAAATAAATATGGCATCTAAAGAGATAAAAGTTTATGGGGAATTAGTATCTCAAACTTTATCTGGAAAAACAGTAGATACCGATAATGTAATAGACGAAACTATGAATATGAATCAGACAGAGATAAACTAGGCTCTGTCTGATTCTATTGACGATTTAACAAATTCTGTTGATAATCTGAAAAGTTTTGGATCTAATTTACAAGTTCAATTATATACTGATGTAGGTAATTTCCTAGTATATCCAGACGAGGAAGTAACTATCTATGCAGCAGTATATTCACTTGGAGAAGATATTACAGATTCTTTACCTATAACTTGTTTTAGATGGGAAAGGGTATCTAAGGATACAGAGGGAGATACAATTTGGAATAACTAGAGTGAACATAACAATACTAAATCTGTTGTGGTAACGGCAGATGAAATTTAGAAGAAAGCATAGTTTATATGCTATGTAAAACCAATAGAAAGCTAATATGGCAGAAGATTGTTTAAAAGGATAGATTACACTAGTGAATGTTTAGAATTTTGAGGAATATGTAACTACAGACGAACTTACTACTTCATTAAATAAGAAATTTGTAGTTATTTCTGAAGATGAATACAATTCGATAGATCCTGATGCAGACACATTTTATTTTATAAAGAAATGAGAATAGCAATAGGAGATATATAGTGTAAGGCTTTATATTTAGGAAATATACTAATATGGGCTATTACCGAAGAAGGGGACTAGTACTTAAATGGTGAGTGGATAGATTCCTTAGTTTGGGAAGATGCCGAAACATGGATTGAATAAAAATGGCAGTTAATTTTTTAGATACTTGGGATGGGGAGAAGCTCTCAGATGTAAGAGCTTTCATTCAAAAACAATTACAAAATGGCTTTGTTAATATTAGCAGCAGTACTCTTAATGGTAAAGTAGTGCTTACTTTAACTAAAGCCGATGGAACTATTTAGAAAGTAGAATTTACAGCAGCGGAAGATGAAGCAAGTTCTGGTTATAAGTGTGACTTTAGAATGCAGAAAAAACAATCTGTATATGGTTCAGGCACAGCTATAACCTTTTCATATACTCTTTCACAGACGGATAGTGGAGAGGACGTTATTGGTATTGCACCAACAATAACTTTTACGGCATATACAACAGATAGTTTGTTAAATCCTGTTAAATAGTTGTGGACAACTACAATAGTCGATGCCTCTCAAAACAAAAGTGTTACTATTCCAGCAACTACTTTTGAAAATGTATCAGGTGCAATCCTAATTAAAGGTACTTGTGAAGTAAATTATCAAGGACAAGAAGTATCAATTAGTCGTTAGATTACTATTAATATAGCAACCTGCGAAATAGACTTTGGATCTTCCTTTGATTTATCTAAGCAAGTACGTGGATATGCTACTAATGGTACCTTATCTGAAGTGTTTGTAGATTATGTGGGAACTGAAGATGGGGAGCTGTTACTATACGTTGACGGAGTACTTAGAAGTACTTTCGAAGCTACTTCTGGTTTAACTACAGAAATCAATTATGATTTATCTGATGCAGGTTTGAACGGTGAGGGGGCTTTAAGTACTGGATTACATTGCGCATAGATTATTGCTAAAATGTAGGCAGGTACCGATATAGATACTGGTGACCCAATTTATATTTATTCTAAAAGTTTATTATTTGATTTCTACAAAGGATTAACAAATAACCACGTTGGAATTAAAATGAATATTGATTCCTCTGATGTTATTGAAGATCCTATAAAATCTTTAACTCTAAATACTCAACAGTATGTAACATCTGTTATAGAATATGCAGCTTCTGCGTATGACTCTAGTAGTAAAGATTATAAAGAACTTACAACAGTTGGTATTTCTAAAGATACTACAAATGTAAGTAATTTAGCAGTAGGAAGTAAAGAAACTTTTAAATATTCTTTTAGAGATACCGCTATTTCTAAATATGTTCTTACTTTTAGCGTTATCGCTCAAAGTAGAATTATAAATATTGCAGTTGTAAAAAATTCATCTGGAGTTTCAGTTGCTTCAGGAGCTGCAATTGATATTTCAGCAGCAGGTAGAAATAATTAGGAAAATACTTCTACTATTGATGTGTGGGAATTTTCAGATAATTCTGGCAAAACTTATACTGGAACTCTAACAAATTTCTTGCATACTGTTGACGATGTTGATATAGATGGCTGGGATGGAGAAAGTTTAAAATTTAGAGGATCTTCATAGTTAGATCTTCCTTATACTCCTTTTGGTTCATTTAATAAAAATACTGGATATTATATTGAATTTAATATAAAAGTTGATACAGTTTTAGATGAAGACTAGTATATTTTATCTTGTCTAAATTCAGACAATAAAGGCGGTTTTTATTTAAAAGCAGAAGAGGCAGGTATCATAACTACAAATGGTACTACAGTGTTTACACCTATTGCAGCGGGAAATAATTATAATATATCATTTATGATTAAATCCTACACTGGAACAGATAATGGCAGTACTGTAACTACAATATTACTTGAATTATTTGTTAATGGTATTAGAAGTGCTGTAGAAACATTTAGTACTAGTGATAGTTTTGATTCTACTGCTACAATTACTATGAATGGTTTGGGGGCTATTTGGTACTTTTATGGTATGCGTGTTTACAATTCAACACTCACTCCTTTAGCTATTTATAATAATTATTTAACTACATTATTAGACTCGGACTAGATTGTTTCATTGGCAGATGAAAATGATATATTAAATACTGCTAAGAGTGCTGTTAGCTTTGATAAATTAATAAGTAAAGGTAAGAATGTGTTAGTTGTTGAAACCGGAGATGGAGATGAGAAATGTGTACTTGATAGTGCAGATTCTCTTGGAAAAGTAGTAGATGATTCTTGGGATGGTACTCCTTTAGAAACTTAGACTATTACTACTAAAACACTTTTCTTAAATCCTTCTTCTAAAAAGAAAGCTAATTTCTTAGTTAAGAGTTTAACATATTATCACAATGGCAAACTTACTGATGATAGGTCATTTAAATGTGGGCCGACATTAATGCAAGTTCAAGGTACTTCTAGTACCTATTATTCTAGAAAGAATTACGATATATTCTTTACTGGTTAGAAGTACGATAAATCTAATTCTGTCGCAAAATGGACTAGTTATTTTGATCCCAGTGTTGGATCTGATGCAGCTATACAAAATAGAAATACTACTAACCCATTATATTCTATGGGTACAAACGATCAAGGAGTTCCTTGTTTGTGTCTAAAAGCTGACTACTCAGATTCTTCTAGTTTGCACAATACAGTAGTTACAAAACTTATTAATGATGTATGGTTTGGGCTTGGTTCTAAATATAGAACTCCACCACAATATAATAATGATTCAGAATATCCAGAAGTAAGAGTTGGTATTGATGGACACCCAATAGATGTGTTTGTTAAAGATGAAAATGGAGATTATACTTACATTGGTAAATACAACATGAATAATGAGAAAAAAGATTCTCATCATGTATTTGGATTTACTGGTACGGTAGGAAATACAGGAGTAGGTTCTGCTATCTGTATTGAGTTTCTAGAAAATAATAGAACTGCCACTCTTTTTAATGCAGATTCTTCATTTAATTGGACAACCTGCAGTGATACTGATGACGAATCAGGCGAGGCAATTCCTCAACTTGAATTTCGTTATCCTTCTTACGACTGGGCTGATGCCCCAGATAATTTAAGATCCGCAGCTAAGCGTCCATTTTTATGGGTTAAGAAATGTTACGATTCTTGGAAAGCTTCCTATAGTGAAGCAACCGGACAATATACAGATTCTACATTTGTATAGGAATTAACATAGTACTTTAATCCTTATAATTTGTGTGCTTGGTATTTATATACAGATTATTTTATGGCTGTAGACCAACGCTCTAAGAATATGATGTTAGCAAGTTGGGGAGCAACAGCTGATTCTGGAATATGGTATTTTTTACCATACGATTCAGATACAATTTTAGCCGTAACTAATGATGGTTGGTTAGTATTGCCTTGGGATTCTGATGAGAATACAAAGAACCCAAAGGATTCTACATAGTATGCTTTCATGGGGCATGATAGTAATTTATGGGAACTTGTGAGATTTTTCTTATACGATGATACTTATACTAGCAATTCCGAATACGGCTTAGAGGGATGTAACTTACAAACAGTTGCATAGACTTTACGAGATGAAACTAGTGGTAATACATTATTTAATTTAAAGACTATTAATGCTAGGTTTGCTGAATCTAGAGATTATTGGTCTGATATGATATTTAACTTTGATGCTGATACTAAATACATTGAACCTTTAACTTATCAAACAGGGCGTGGTTCTAAATCTGATTTTGCATAGTTTGTACAAGGTGCTCGTGATGCTCATAGAGATTGGCTAATTGATAAACGATTTAGATTACTTGACTCTAAATATGCTGCAGGATATTTCGTATCAGACGAGAAGAACATGAAGTTATCTAAGGAATAGGGCGTTGCAGCATCAATGAAAGTAACTGCCGCTACTACCGCATATGTATAGTTGATTGCTAATACTACTACAGTTGCTAAAAAGAAATTGGAAGCTGGAGTAGAAACCGAATTGGATATAACTAATTTTGCATTAGGAAGTAATGACCCCTTTAAATTATAGGGATTTTCAGCTGCTGAATCTATAGATTTTAATACTGTTTCAGACTATATCTATAGTGATATATTATTTCCATCTACCTATATTAAACTAAAGACTCTAAAAATAAATGCTACTGATAATACAGCTCTAAGCACTAATATTGGTGATATAGTAAAACCTCTTACTAATTTAAGAACTTTAGAGCTTTCGGGGCTAAGCAATGCTACTGGAACATTAGATTTATCAAATAACATAATGCTAGAATCAGTTACAGTAGATTGTTCTAAATTATAGGGTATTATAATGCCTTATTCATATTTAAATATAAAGAAGTTTAATGTTGGAAATTTAAATGAATTTGTTCCATGGAAATTTTGGGACGAATTAAATGATTATTATTATAAATTAAGAGGTAGTTGTATATTTGTTGCAGAATTAGTTGATAGTGATGCAACTTATGGATTACATGTGGATAATTCAGACACTTGTTACTATTGTTCTGGTAAATATGTCTTTTATGAATTTCCAAAACCTTCCTTAGGTGGATACTATATAAATGCTCCTGTTGGCTACTTTGGAGCTTCGTATGACGGTAATGCAAGAAATCCTAAAAATTTAAAGAAAATTATTTACGCTAAAGTAGATACTAGATTTTACACAGGATCTTGGAAAGCTTCTGCAATGTTCAGTTATTTTTTAGCTAATTGTATTAATCTAGAAAGTGTTAATACTACTGGATTTAGAATTGATCCTTAGGATAATACTAATAGTCAAGGATATGGAGGTTCTAGAATACTCGAAAATTGTCAAAATCTTACTTCAATTGATCTTAGTTTTATTAAAACCGGATTAACAGCAGGTACCGGTTCTTGGACATTATCAAGTGATTGTCTATATGCTAGCTCTCGCCCACAAAATTTAACTTATGTAAGATATGGTTCGGGATGGTTCTAGCAAACTGTTGAAAACACTTAGAGATCTTATATTTTCACATATGGAACTCAAATGAATGCTTAGCATTATATAGATTTAGCAGAAGATATACCCGATATAAGTAATTTAGATATTAATTCCGATTATAAGATATTAAGTATAGGATCAAATTATAATGATGCCACTAAATTTCCAGATGCTATTAAAGAAAAGATTCAAAATAAAGGTTGGAATGTAATCCAATAATTAATTTTTAAAATTTTTAATTTAATATGTCTAAATCAATTTCTAAAGGTCATCTTACCATTGTAGATCTTAACGATGGTAGAGTAATGAATTTATCTATTAGATCTAATATTTATCAACAAATTTATTGTGCAGATAACTCATAGCCATATACTCCAAATTTCGAAACTTACCCATTAGTAATTTAGCCTATTCTTACTATGACTGGAGTTGAGAATACCAACTTACTAACTTCTGCTAATGCTTCCGTAGAATATAAAGTATTAGCTCAGGGTTCTACCACAGCTTAGGATTTGGAAAGTTATTTTGGGAAAGATGGTTATGCTAAAGCGGCTACTACAGATGGTCAAAAATTAACTATTAAGAAAAATCTAACAGTAGATTATATTATAATTTAGGTAACTACATCATATGTAGAAAGTGGCATAACTTATTCTGCATATAATGAAGTATAGATAACGAAATTGGTTTAGGGTGTAAATACTGTAAATATATTACCTGAAACTCCTTACGGAGATTCTTTCTACACTAATATGCCACAAATTGATGGAGATACTAAGATTTGTATGGTAGCCCATTTAATGCGGGGTGGAGTTGTAGATGATTCCAATATTGAATGGGAATGGTCTAAAATGGGAGATGATGGAAATTGGAGTGTTTTGAAAACTACTGATTATGCTGACTCTACTGGTAATGAATATTTAACATCTACCGGAGCTGGTTCTCAACACCCATCTTCCACTGCCCACAGTTCTGGATGTTGTACATTATGGGTTAAGCCCGATGCAATTGATAATTTTGAACTATATAAGTGTACAATATATGATTTGGATACTGCTACAGGAGCTTCTGACAGATCTAAATTTATAAATACTGTATTTACCATTTCTGATAGAACTGATCCTTATAAAGTAGATATTACTGACGATACTCCAGACAAGATTACTTTAACTCAAGATACTATAACAGTTAAATTACGCATGTTATAGAATGATGAAGAAATTGAAAATTATTTCCACAAAGTTGGAGTTGGAGTAACTTGGTCTTTATATACTAATGTTACGGATTCTGATAATAATACTACTTATGCTCTCAATACTGATTGGGGAACTAAAGGATTTAAAACCACTTCTAACACTGAAGCTACAGTAGCTAGTGGTAATTACTGTAATGTTATGACCATAAGCAAGAAAGAGATTAATAAACGTGCAAATCTTGTTTTTGAAGTATTCGAAGGAGCTTAATTATGGATACTAAGACTATTGCGAAAGGTAGTCACACTTTTATATATGTTGAAAACGGAGCCGATAGTGTAGCTGTCGGCCTCCGTAATCAACAATTATTAGTCGCTATGACAAGTGACGGAAAAATTGTAAACTCTGAAACCTATGAAAATCAGCTTTTCTTATATAAAGGAGGTGTTGTTCAAGAACTTACAAATCTTGTTATACAATATTATGATACGAGTGCTATCGTAGGATATTCAAACATCTCTACTGAAGTAACTAATATTGCAAAAGGATTATTCTCCGTTACATTAACAGAAGGTTATCCCATACTTAATGATAAAGCTCTTATTAAATTGACAGCAAAGAGTACTGATTGCCCTGATGGAGTTAGTATTGATTTTACTATTCAAGGAGTTAGAGCTGGCTCTGATGGAGCCGATGGTACTGATGGAACTAATGGTATGGATATAACTGTCTATGAATTATTACCATCAACGGAATCTGACTTATATTTCAGTAGAAATGATGATGATTCATTTGTAGAAGAATACCAAGATATATATTGTGGATATTGTAAAAGAACAGGAAGCGATGTAACAAATTATCCTGGTAATATTAAAGCTAACTTGTATCATAATACGTCAGAAGGAGGTACAGCACCTTATAACATATTCTACAAATATATTGCCTATGATGATACAGAATACAAATATGCTTGGGCAAAAGACCTAGAGAAAAATGGGGTAGGAGTGTTGCGTATATCTTCAGATACTACTTATAAGGGAGTATTATTTATACTTGCCAATACTTCTGGCATTTCTTTAATATCTGATGATAATATAATAGACCGTGAAGAAATTCTTTTCATAAAAGCACCGAAAAAGGGCGAAAAAGGAGACGATGCTATACAATACACTATTATACCATCAACTACTAGTATAAGAAGAAAAAGCAATGGGCAATTAGAAACAAAAACAATTAGTTTTCAATATTACTACATAAAGGGTAATGGTTCCCCAGTATACAATGAAAGTGCTGACTCTGAGTCTTTATTTTTCATATATAGTTTCAATGATAGTGAAACAAGTACCACAGTTCAAGTTAATAAAGAAGTACAACTTGATGATAGTGTTACCAAAATAAAATGTTCACTAATAAACACTACAGGAAAAGTTTATGCTACTTGTACTATCAATGTTATTGAAGATATACAAGATGATAATATAGAAGAAATTCTTCAAGATGTAGTCGCTAAGCAAATAGATAATCAAATTTCTATTTGGTTTACTGATTATGAACCTACACTTGAGAATGAACCTGCTTCTGAATGGACAAGTCCAGCATTGCAACAAGACCATCTAGAAGATGTTTGTTTTGATAGAAGTACTGGAAAAGCATATTCTTATAGTGTTGATAGTGATGATAATTTCTCATGGCAAGAAATAACTGATGCTGAAACATTAAAGGCACTTTCAAACGCAGCAACAGCACAAGCTACTGCTGATGGTAAAGCAACTATATTCTTAGGCAATGTTCCTTATGTACCATATAACAAAGGAGATATTTGGATAGCAGATAGTAATAGTGTTCGTAGTGGTGCTACTTATGGTAGTGGAGCAGATGCTAAAGTTGTTTCTAATGGACAAGTTCTAATTTCTGAAAATAGCAGAAGTTCAAAGGATTCTTTGAATTTTGGGGATTGGAATGATTATTTATCAGATTATTATCGTGATACAGATTTTATCAATGATGTAATAGGTAATGCCACTAAAGGAAATAATGTATTTTACTTTGATAGTAATTTTAAATTATACACCGATGTTACTTTTAGTGGAAGTACTCCATCTTTATCAGGCACAGAAATAACAGAATACTCTAAAGGCGATGTTGCTATTTATATCGGCAGTAGTAATTTTATATATACTTTTGGCAGTGTTCAATATACTATACAAGCAACAACAGTAGTAGGACAAGATTCTAGTGGTAATGTTAAAAAGAATAGAAATTATCCTAGATTTTTCTGCATAAAAAGCGGTACAACATCAAAGATTTCAAACAATAATTGGGCAGACTGGATTGCTGATATGTCTTTGAAATCTCGCATTGATAATGAAGTAATGTTTCAAAATGCTTTATTTGATAAGTATGGGCATTCAATCATAGAACAAACTGCTAATAAAATAAATATGGTAGTAGATGATAATGGTAATGTTCAGTCAAGTTTTAAAATGACTGCTGACCAAATAAATTTATCATCAACTGGCAGTATAGCTCTCAACGATGTTTTAAAGGTAGTTGGCTCTAATGTACTGATAAATGGTTATTTATCTATAGAATTTACAGATTTAGACGAATCTGTATCTAATGGTAGTAATACATTATACGATTTAAGTAATCCAACTCAAGGTGTACTTCTTAAAAATACTTTTCAAGTAAAAGTAGACAATAGTCAATATGGATATAAACCGCAAGATAATTACAGAAATATAAAAGTTGTATTACCATACGACAAAGAATATATTGGAACACGTTGTATTATATGGAATAATGGAGGTGGTAGAGTAACTCTTCCTAATAATGGTGCTCTAACTGGGAATGTTTATGCGGCAGAGATATGCGAGATAGTTTCTCAACCATTACAATCAAAAGTACTTATACGTAAAGACGAGTATTATGAGGATGGTGTAAAATACAATGAAGAAACTGATACGGAGTATGCATCTGCTTATCCTATCAATAATGTTTATTCTGAAAGTGATATGGATATAAATACTCTAGAATCTTGGTTTACTTCCGTTTATTTCCAATATGGTATAATAGAACTTTTAGGAGTTCCAATCTACGTAAATGTTACAAGATATTATGACTACGGTACTGATGATGAAAAAGTAGAAACCGTAAAAGAAATTATTGGTACACAATGGGTTATCATTAATAGACGTTGTGCGGCATTTGGTACAGGAACTTATGTTAGTTATGGTAATACAAATTATCCATTTAAGCCAACTCAATGGTGGGAAAATTATAATGAAGAATGAAACATATAACAGCATATTTAAAGAGCTATATTAGAAGTGATGGTGTTCCAAGTAGTGCAGAAATATTTTCTATTGGTGCAGATACAGAATTGACTTCTAGTGTTATGCCTACTCTTATGTGGGCGTTATCAAGAAAGACTGATTATTATATCAGAGTCCATCCTAAAAATGTTTGGGTAGGTAGTCAAGGAGATGCTTCAATACTTACTGTTGATAGTAATATTAAATGGAGAATAACAGATGATAATAATAACTATATTGAAGTCAGTTCTTAAAATATTAATATAGGAATACAAGGTAATACAAGTGAACTTACAATTAATAGTAACGTAGCTTGGAATATAGAATAATAAAAATTAAAAATTAATTATGGCAAGTTCAACTTTAAAAAATTGGGTAAAAGTCAATCCTACAACTGGAGCTTCTGGAAGTACATCAGTAGCAATATCAGCAGATGCTTATTATGGTCGTGTAGCAAGAAGCGCAGTAACTCTTAATGTAGATGCAGCAGAGCTTACAGGGCATAGTTCAGCAGATACTACATTTACAGTAGCACAGGCTGGTAGAGGTAATTATATGGATTTAAGTAATCCAAAAATTGCTATTGCAAAGGGAGGTGGTACTGCTACTATTATTGGTGAATGTAACTGGGCAAGTATGTATGTAACCACTATATCAGGTGATACAAGTTATATTAGTGGGTATAGTAGTTCAATGAAAGGAAGCATAAAACTTACTATTAATAGTGCCAGTTCTGCTCAAAACCAAGGAGCTATATCAGGAGACCCTGGAGCTACTGGACTATATACTTGGAAGTTAGATACAATAAACTTGTTGGCAAACTCTACAACTGCAAGTAAAACAATAAAGATAATATTATCACCTGCTAGTACAGAATCTACTGAGTCTGTTACTATAACAATAACCATAGCAGAGGGCGACCCATATGTAACTTTGTCTACAAATGCAATTACCATCCCAGCAGCTGGTACTGCTCAGACATTAACAGTTTCTTCAAATACTAATTGGAGTATTACTGAATAATTAATTAAACTATGAGTGTTAGTAAGACCATAAATGGTATTACTCTTTCGGGTACAGGAGAGAGTGGGAGTTCTACTCTCTCCGTATCTGCGGAAGTTAATGAAGGACTTGATAGGTTAGCTATATTTACAATATCAACTACAGATAATAGTGGCACTAAAACAACTCTTTCAGTAACTCAAGAAGGAAAGAGGGAAGTATTTAATGCTTCAGATGGTAGTTTCTTATTGAGTGATAGTACAACATTTAATACATTGAAATCATGAGTTATAATAGTTCATATACAGGAGCACAAATAGAAGAGAAACTTGGTTTAGTAGATTCTACAAAGAAAACTTCAGAGATATATTCAGAGGCAAGTACAGCTTCAACAAATGCTTCTTCGGCAGTTACAACAGCTAATAATGCTCTAAGTGCAGCAGCTAATATAAAAGGAATTTTGAATTGTGCTTCAGATACTACTTCTACCCTTAAAAGTGCTATGTTAGCAATGCCTGATAATAGTGCTATTTATTATTCAATAAGTGATAAAGCTACTGTAAGTACAAGTTCAAGTGTTACATTTAATAGTAGTCTAGCTTCTTTTATTACAAAAGCACCATATACTTATGTATTGAGCAATTGGGTTGGAGCTGGAACAGCAAATACTTCTTTAGGAGCTAGTAATGGAGATTTATTGGTTGTTATCAAAGCTAAAGTTTCATCAGTCAATACTTGGTTAATTAAGATAATTCCTTTAAACGATGCAAAGGTAGCAAGTGGAGATTTCCCTGGCTGTGATGGTTTGGAAACGATATGGGATAAAACACAGATAAACAAGATACCTGATGCAATAACAGAATTAGGTAAGAAGTTATCTTTGCCACATAATAGTGAGGCTAATATGAACAATGCCCTGACTTCGGGTATTTATTATTGGTGTAATTTAGGACGCCCAGCAGGTTCAACGGGATATTATACATGTGTTGTTTTGCGTAGTTCAGATGCAGATGGTAATGGTTATTATAGTATAGAACAGACTGCTTATGGTAGAACAGACGAGTTAGGAAGAGTATTCAAGAGAATGATATTTTGGAAGAGTAGTTCCGATAGCGTGTATCTTGATTGGGTAGAGGTTACTGCATCTTCTTCAAGCTCGGATTCTAGCGATAGTGATGGCATAGATTTTAGTGATTTGTATATTGTTACAGCGAGTGATGAAGGTACACAATATGCGTACCCTGCATGGCGCACTAATTTTGAGGATTGGACTTGCAAAGTAGTGAGTATGGAAGGTAAAATAATTGAGGAAGATATTAATATTCTATATGTCATTGGTATTGCCATTAAAGTGGGTTCTCGTATGCTTATGATGGGATTGGGAGATACACCTAAGTATAGTGCTGATTACACCTACGAGAGCTTTACAGTATCAGACTCGGATGATATATTCAACGATAAGGTAGATGGAAAAAAAATTCTTGCCTCTTCTGCCTCTACTGCCATGTTTTTATATGAGCAAGTAAATGGATATTCACCATCAAGAACCTATTGGAACCATGGAGATGAAGACAAATATTACCCAGCAGGAAGTTGGTGGCTCCCGACTTATATAGAATGGAGAGCAATTTTACCAAAAGTCCCTGCTATTAATAAGATACTAAGTAGCCTATATGAAATAACACATGGCGAAGATACTTATCCAGCTCAATTTTATAACTGGGAATATGTAAATGCTTTTGTAGAGTTTAGAGCTTATACTACCTGTACTAGCCCCGATGATAGTCATATCTATATGGCGATAATATATACGTCAGAAAGTAAAATAGAACTTATTTATATGCCTGATGCGTTGGGGCACCTTCGTCCTATTACTTTCTTAGACCCTGATGTAAAAATCTACAACTAACATCACTATGAAGCAGGAAGCAAGAAAATAAACTCCAGATTTGCCAAAGAAAAAGAACGTGACGAAGATATTAGTAATCTAAAGAATAAGATAGGAGGTCTAGAAAATAAAATGGACACATTAATATCTATTCTATCTAAAGAAAAAGATAAATAATTGTTATTATGAAAGGTTTTATTGAAGTTAAAGAGGATCAATACGAAGATACCATAGAGCACTTATATAGAATAAAAATGCTTGCTTGCAAACTAATTAAAAAACTTGCAGGTAGTTCTGAAGTGTATGATGAAGATGGTGCCGAAGAAGAGATTACAAGAGCAAGAAGAGGGAGATATGTTTATTAATTAAATTATGGGTGGCGACAAGTATGTTGTCACCCATTTTTAGTTTAATTGCAACTATGGAGGATTTTACTAAATATGATATTAAACCGGAGGGATTTATAAATTATCTAAGATATTACGGAGAACATTTTAACAAAAAATTATGTGAATTTGCTTGTTCCCATTTGAATAAACATACATATACTAAAGAAAAGATAGATGAACTTTTAAAGAATCATAGTGCAGCAATTCCAAATGCCAAATTATACGATGCTGTATATGTAGCAAATTGGTGCGATTCTATATTATATAATTCAAGTATTTCTGACGAAAAACATTTTATATTCTTTTTATAGGATATGTTTGAAAAGTAGGGACATCTTATATTTAATAGGTGGTATGCAGATATGGCTAAACTAGGAATTCCAATAGAATGGGAAGATATGATTTAAATTATTGTTTTTTAAGTGCTGGAAATTTATTTTTATTTCCGGCACTTTTTATATATATTTGCCCAAAGAGAAATTAAGATAGAAAACGAATATTACAAATCTTAAGAAAATGACCAATATTAAACTTGGAAGTAAAGGAGAAGAAGTAAAGGTTATACAAAAGAAACTTAATTGCATTGTAGATGGTATATTCGGATAGGTAACTGAAGAGGCAGTTAAAGCTTTCCAAAAAAGTAAAGGACTTACAGTAGATGGTATTGTAGGGCTAGAAACTTGGAATGCTTTAACTAATGTTAGTGATCCTAATCCTAGAAATATTACTGAAATTATAGTGCATTGTACTGCTACTCCAGAAGGAAAAGATTATACTATATCATAGATAAGAGCTTGGCATTTAGCTAGAGGATTTAATGATATAGGATACCATTATGTAATATATCGAGATGGTTCAGTTAATATTGGGCGAGCTGAAAGCAAAATTGGTGCACATTGTACTGGACATAACAGTAATTCAATAGGAGTATGTTATGTTGGAGGTTTGGCTAGTGATGGTAAAACAGCAAAAGATACTAGAACTTCTGAACAGAAGGAATCTTTAGTTACTTTACTTACACAACTTAAAGCTAAATACCCAAAAGCTACTATACATGGGCATAAAGAGTTTGCTAATAAAGCTTGTCCGTCCTTTGATGCTTATACTGAATATAAAAATATTAAATAATGGATGAGTTATTACAAAAAATAGAAGCGTTAGAAAAACGTGTAAAAGAATTAGAGTCAAATTCTTCAAAGATGTTTGGCAGATCTTATACTACAATAGGCAGTTCATCTTCGGATTTACTACTTAAGACTAGAGGATAGGTTAAAATATAGTGGGGAAATAAATTTATTGACCTAATAAAAGATGGAAAAATAAATGTTTAAAAAATGAATTAAATTATGGCAATAGGGATTAATGATTTGGATTATGATGAGGACGACGATTTGACCACAACTCAACAACAAGATACAGAGGAACCTCAAGAAGATTCTTCTTCTTATTAGGAGCCTGAGGAACCTCAAGATGATAGAGGAATTCTTTCAGAATATCTGAAGTCAAAAGGAATTGAAGATATTTCAAAGATCAAGTATGAAGGAGATGATGGTAATTATGAAGAGGTTGATTGGGACACTTTGGACTCTTCAGAAAAACTATCTATTCTAAATAATCTTGATTCTACGAATGACACTGGTTTAGATGATTCTGAAATACAATTAATTAATTCTATCAGAAGCAGTAGAATGTCCCCTGCGGAATACTTAAATTATGTTGCACAACGGGGCGCAGATCAGTATGCTCAGAATTTAGCAGGAGCAGAATAGACTTATGAGATTGACCAATACAGTGATGAAGAATTGTTTGCAACAGATCTGATTACTAGGATGGGGAAGGATAATATTACAGACGAAGAAGTTCAGGAAGCATTAGATAAAGCCAAATCTAATGAATCTTTGTTTAAGAAACAAGTAGCAGCTCTTCGTAACGAATATAAGAACATTGAAGATTAGAATAGACAGTATGCATAGTATATGCAGGAACAAGAAAAACAAGAGCAATTTAATCAGTTCGCAAATGC